TTTATTTCACAGCCCGATTCATTGTGTCCGACACAACTTTTACATCTCGGGCAGACATGGAAGAATCCTTGGTGGTTTCATCGCGAGGTCCACGGTAACGAATGTGAGTCGTGTTTTGCGAATGCGAAAAAAGGCCGTTGGTGCCCACATTGTTCAAACAATCCAATTTGTAAGTGTGGGTACAAGACCTATCGTGGCTATTGTTGGTGTTGTGGTGATTCAAAGTTAGCTCCTGATCCCTTTGTTGTGCGAATGGTTCGAGACTATTGGGATTATGCTAGGTATTATACGAATGATTTTGTACACCACCTTAAAAAGATGTTCACGTACGGAACGATTCCGGCGTTCAAAAATTATAATGCTGCTTGGCGTGATGGTGCATCATTCGATTTCCGACCAGACTATAAGGAGAAGAATCGCTTGGGGTGCATTCCTGTCTTTCATGCAGACGGACTCTTTGCACCGGTTGCATCGGCGGACAAATCGACAGTACATGCAATGGTTGGAACTCGGATTTGCCAACAATTGCCGCCGGTTGATCCGCTTGTTATGTCGGAATTCAAACACTATTCGACCTCGATATTGCCGCTCATTTTGCCAATTGAAAATCAGCCTAGTTTGCCTATTTTCAAGACACCGGAATGGTTGAGGATCTTCTGGTTGTGGAATTCAAGGAAACATGGGTATTCCAGAGGGAAGATTAACTGCAATTGGCGAGCTGTCGAAGATATTTCGACTGGGAATATGGAATCGAAAAGATGTCCAGCCCAATCGATCACTGGATTTGTGAAATACGAGAAGAAATCGATCGAGTGTCAGCTTTATGGGGAATGCTTTCCAGACACTGAGCCACTTCCAATGATAATGGATCCCCCAGCACGTCTATGTTTGTTGAGTGGACAAATTTCAGCACGTCCAATCCAATACTATAAAGACGGCAAGATCAATGTCATCATGGGACCTCTTTACTGGAAATTGGCAAAGTGGTTAAAAAGGGGATTGGATGGCAGGTTTGGACTGTATTATGGCGGAGGAGAAAACGCGGTCGAAGTTGGCAAGTTGATATCAAATTTGGAAGATTGTGCGTTCTTATCGGAGGGCGATTTTTCCAAGTATGATGGCTCTCAGCATCTAGGGATTTGGCTTACGGAGCTGATCTTGAGGAAGTATGTTGAGAAGAACATTCGCAAGGATCCGATTGTTAGGAAGTATTTGCAACAAAGTTTTGCAAAAGTGCGAATTAACTTCGGCCCAATAGGTACACTTCAATGTTCGAAATCGCGAATGTCCGGGGAATTCGGAACCACTTTCTGGAATACCATAATTGCATTGCTCCTGGTGTCTTTTGCGTTGTTCAAGTTGTGGCGAAGTGATAATTTGATGCCACCAATTATGGCTCTCACGAGTGAACAGATCCAAGAAGACTATAAGGTATTCCTAGCCAAAACGAATATGAAAGTAATTGGTTCAGGGGATGACAACGTCACCGGAGTGGATGTACCCGGCATGTTGGAACGTGTACCCGCTGTTATCAATAAACTTGGGATGAAATTAGTCATGAAGACACCACAAAGCGGCCGAGAAAATTTTGCAAGGATCTCATTTCTCGGTAGTAATCCGATTCGTGTCAAGGTCGGCTCTGGACAGAAAGCCAAGATCCAGCGCGTCATGATTCCCAACTTTTTGCGCTGGATGACCTCATTGGCCTTCATGTTACAGGATCTTGATCCCGAACAATGGCTTCATGATGTTGGG